ATTTTTCATAATGTTACAGTTAGTTTCATTCTTTAAGATTTCATCGCAGTCATCAATGTTAATAACAATTTGTGGGCTAGTTTTATCTAAGTAATCAATGACAGCCAATGCAACACCGAACGCAAACATACTAATGTTTCCACTGATTGGGTGCCAGGGCATTCCTGTAGTATCAAGTGCTTTTTCTACAGTGTGCGTTTTACCAAGTCCCGGTGGACTAAAGATATAAGTGTGCGGAAAAGTGACTTTTGCACCTGGACTTGCGGCCTTTTGTGCTACTCTTTTTAGACGGGCTCTTTTTAATGCGCCGTTTTGAATTGCTTGATTTTGTTTAGTTGAAAATTTCATATTATACTTTCTTATTTGTCATCACGGAAACGTACAAACCGGGGGAAACGCAAACTGTAAGTACCGTCTTGATTTTGTGTAATTACATCACACAAGATTTCAACTGTACGGCCAATAACCATATTGCGATCACTCCAAAGACTATCTCTATCAGCATCACTGAAACCAGATCCAACGTTGACAGAAATCTCTTTGCCGTCATCGGCTCCAGCACAAACTAATGCACCAAGTCTTCCTACATTTCTACCGGTACCTTCTTCAACACCGACGACCTCTAAGTCAACAGTGATAGTAGGCTTCCACTTCATCCAAAAAGTATTACGCTTACATTCATAAGGTGCATCAAGGTCTTTGATCATGATGCCTTCGAATCCTGCATTCACATTATCCTTAGCATAACGTTCAAGTTGGCTCTTGCCCTCAAACGTATCAAGGTCAACTGTAATGTGAGGTAGCAATTCTACATTGGGCATTTCATTGATAACAGGCCTAATTGATTCAAGCAATGCAATACGCTTCTTAAGTTGTGCGTTCCAATGACCTCTGCGAAAATCTTGCAATGGGATAACGTCAAAGATATTGAATACACTATCAGTAGCCTGTACGTTTTCTTTGCGTCGGGCTTGACGCATTAGTTCTTGGAAACTATTACCAATCACTTCACCATCGAAAACAAACCCTTCAGTCAATGCACGGGTTTCGTCTTTTGCTTTGCCTGATGCACGTACAATCTTAATGAAGTTCTCACGAACCTGATCTTCAATATGTGTAAAGTTCTCAAACACCTTACCATTGCGGCTATAGCAAGTAGTGATGACTTCGCCAGCATCATTGTGAATGACTGTCATCAATACACGAACACCGTCTAATTTAGGTTCAAGGCGCTTGGTACCGCGCATCTCAGGACGACCTTCACTGTTAGTTGCAAGTTGACAACCAAACACCGGAATCTCGTAATCAGTACCTTTACAGATTTTATTGATAGTAGTAGAACTAATACCAGCCCGCATGTCACGGCGAATCAATGGAGCACAAAACTTATTCCATTCTATACTGTCGAACCTCTGTGACATTTCTTCGATAGCATCACGTGCGGCATGACCTGTCAATCCACGCTGACCTAACTCACATAGCAAATCCTCAAATTCTTCCCAAGGATTTTCACTATCGACTTCGGGACCGTCTTCAAAGAGAATATCAGGTACTTGCCTAACACCAAATGTCACATAAGGATTGTAACAAACCTTAAGCAAAGTTAGAAAACGTTGTGCATTGACACTGCCTAGTTTAGCGGCACTAAGGGCCTGCTTAAGCACGTCCTCTTTGTGTAGACGACCATCAGACTCATTAAGTTTTGCAATCCAACTAGCAGACATATAAATTCCTATTATTTAAAGGGCCACGCACTGTTTGGGTTTAGTTTAGGCCGGTTTTCTAATTTAACATTCTCTTCAACGATTTCATTATACACATCTTCATCTATAATGTCAACCGTAAAGGGGCCGTAAATTTCTACATAATCATCTTCAATTTCCCAATCACTGTAATCATAGAGCCATGCGGCTCCCATACGACCATCGGGATCTTCGGGGTCTCCGTTGCACCAAAGATTTTCGATTTCTTCTTTTTCCTCGTCAGTGAATTCTCCATCAAATTCAAAGTCAATACTAATGGTATCATCTAATTCACAACCCCAACCCAATTGGTTGTTGACAATGATACACGTATCCTCTGCATAAATCGGTTCATCTAGTTCACGGAAGCCCTGACCCCAGCGATATAGTTCACGTACAACAAAACCTCGAACATTACCTTCTTCATCAGTTTTGTAAACGTCATAGACAGCATAGATAGATTTTTTATCTACTGGTTTAATACGATATAATTTAGCCATAATATTTCCTCAATATAATTGTGGTTCTGTAGAAGGTTCATCCTTCAGAACTTTCCAAGTTTCTTCTTCGGTAGAAAAGATTAAACCTTTACCTTCAAGTACTGCCCGTCTTTGATGATCGGATAACTTAGTCCACGCTTCAACTACTTCGTAACTACCCCGAGCCATACTAGGTACAAAATCATTTATCCAACCCACTAATGCTTTGAATGCATCAATAGTATTGTTTGGATGACTACGCATAATAGCACCACTAAAGTCATTAGCCAGGACACTTGTGAAACAACTACCTGGCTGATATCCATACACAAGGTAATTAAACATAGGATCGGCAAAATCTTTAGGGACACTCCAATATTGAAATGTCTCTAAGATTTTGTTACGACTATATTTTGTCAGTTTCATTTGTTTGCTTGCTCTTGTACAGTTTCTTTAACTTTGTTTACGCCGTTGTCTGCTAGTTTAGCAAGACCGCTAAATCCAATTGTAGATATAATCACACCAAATAGAAAACCTAAAAAGAATTTCATTTAAAACACCTTAACACGGTTGAGTTGAGTAGAATCGTCACGGTGAGCCTTGACAGTCCCGGCAATCTTAATACGCTTACCGGCGTTCATGCCATCCTTGTAACTGAAAAACACTGCTTGATTGTTATCAGTGATACCAGTAACAAAATAGGTATTGTAATTGCGAGAATAGATACACTTGACAACCTCAATATCAAGTGAGACCTTGTTGCCAGGGCTACTGATATAACCACCATCAGCATCACGGACACGGGCGTTGGCATCATCACGTGCCTTAGCACGGACATAGCAACTAGGAAGGCTAGCAATGACAGCAACATCATACATAGATTCGATGGTGTCACGGTTAGCGATAGTCATAGCGGTGTTATCAAAGTCATTCAGTTTGATACCCTGCAAAATCTTGAAGGTTAGACCCTTGTAGTACGTGCGAATGTTCTCACCTTCTTCACGGTCAGATTGACTGATGAGGTCAGGATTAGCGAGGAAAGTGTCAATGATCTGCCGATTGGTCTGAACACCTTCTACCGGCTGATAGTTCTCGTCAACGGGAATCGATTTGAGGTATGCGTTGTTGATACGCTGTGCGGCAGATGCCGCACCCCAAACGTCACTAGCGTTGAAATTCAGAACCGGGCGTTGATAGCGAGCCATTTATAAGTCCTCTTTATCAGTTTCAATACTATGTATTATAAACCCAAACCGATTATTTGTCAACCGACAAAGTTGTCGATGATAGAAACCACATCCTCGGCGTACACATCTTCTACAATCTTGTCCATCTTGACCTCCATCTTACGGAAGCGGAAGAACTGAATCTCATACAGGTCCTTACCTGCGTTGTACTTGATGTACACATAACCCTTATACGGAGTCATACCCGAAGTCTTGAACTTGAGACCGTCACCCATGTTGATCAGGTCCTTAGCACCCCAAGCAAACATCGCCATCGGGTCAATCGTCTTGATTTGCGAGAGAATGATTTGTGCAGTGTTCATTTCGTATCTCCGTTTTCTCAGTCTATACATGTATTATATGCCCAAACTGATTAAATGTCAAGCCCTTTTTTAAGAGCCGGTAGAAAGAATCAGAGTGTCGCCAACCTGCTTGAAGTTTTCGATGAACACATGATGCTCGTCACCGCTATCACGGATGCAAGCATTAGCCGCAACAAACAGTGCCGCATAAGTTCCACCGTTGATTTCAGTTACAACAGGCTTGCTACCCCAGTGATCCTTGTAGGTCACAGTACGTACACCCTCAAACGAATGACGGTCGCTAAGATTGTCAACTTCAAAGATAGACCAAACTGCCTTGAGTCCCAGTTCCTTACGAACATCGCTATAATGCGAATGCTTGCGGTCGAAGGCTGCATCGTCCTGCTCGTATGCACCCTTGAGAGCGCCACGGATAATTTCGACCTGTTGTGCAACCTGCTCGTTGTCCACGTTACCCAGAGCATACAGGGCGTTGTGCAGGGTCTTGAATTCGTCAGCAGTCAGAGTCACATTGCAGTTCATTTGTCAGTCCTGTTTATCAGTTTCAATACTACGTATTATATACCCAAACCCATTTATTGTCAAGCCTGGGGCATGCAATATGTAGAAATAATCCACTTAGCACGATTGATCGCCTGACGGGCGTCCTCAGCCCGCATACTGTCAACCTCGCCGTACTCGGTGTTGATCATTTCCTGCGCATCGCTCAGGATGCTCATAGCCATCATGCCAGCACCACTGAAACGGAACGTAATGCTACGCTCAACTGCCTCACGCATTTGTGCTTCGGTGCAACCATAGCAACGAACTTCACGCTTTTCAGTTTCGGTCAATGCTTCGTAAATTGCTGTAGCCATTTCGTTTCTCCGTTTTCTCAGTGTCAATATATGTATTGTAAGCCCAAAACGATTAAATGTCAAGCCTTTTTTCCCGGAATTATCCGGAATTTTTTAGGAAATTTCATTATTTTTGCACTACGTAAGTTGTTGATTTCCTTAGATAAATTACCCAACAGTTCCCTGACGTATTCCTTACGCTCGTCAGGCTGATCTAGGTACCAAGTTTTTAGTCCATCTACTCCGGATTCTTGTATGATTCCTGCAAGAACCTTGTAGTTGGCACTGTCTCTGTCGTTATCGTTCATAGCAATACTTTAATAGATTTTGGATTATTTGTCAAGTACCCGTAAACCAGTACTTGACAATCTTTTCAGCAGGCTTTCCACGAATGCTCTGTGATAGATTGGGGAATCCCTCGTAACTAGGTGCAAGTGTATTACTATGCCAATATCCTGTATGAAAGTTCACACCCTTAACTGTAAAGTCACGTTGCGATATCACTGCCTTAAACATACCTTCAATTCCAATTGCTTGTACTGCAAAGTCAGCAATGTAGGTATCTTGAATACATGCTGTCTTTGTTCCAGCAGGAGTAATACCTTCTACACAGAAACCATCTTCTACCCAACCATGAGTCCAATACTTGTCTCTACTCTGCACACTGATTTCAAAAAATACAGGCACTTGACGATTGTTTGTATGTGGGCAGTTGCTAGGAGAAATACAGTTATATGATTTGTACATACCATAAATTTGTTTCTCAATCGCCATCTTAACAATCTCTGGTGATAGATTTACATTCTCTACATCAGACAAAATAGGTCCACCCAAACTAAGATGAATGGCATCGATCTTGTTAAGAATTCTAGGATCATTTTCTACGTAACCAATTTGTCCCCAAGTGATTTCACCTGAATAATGTTTACGTATGTCATCAATGATCTTACTAAACCTAGAGATATAAATTTCTTTGATTGCAGGATCATGTAGATTACCAATGTGCATAGCATTCCAATCAGCCGCAATACCTTTGATGCCAGTGCGTTGTGCAAACTTAGCCATCTCAATTACCTGAGTATGGTGTGCGTCTAATATTTTATTGAGTTTATCATGGGTTAGTACTTCACCTAATGTTACTAGATCGGTACGTGCAGTATTTTGTGTACTAAATTGCCATGCATAGTAAATGTTAATGTTTCTCTTTTTTGCTTCTGTAACAATAAACTCTACCATAGATTCAGGGATATGGTATTCAGACTTATCTACAACCCATGTAGCGCCACTACTATTCCATGGGCCAAAATTATATAGCCATGTCATGTTGACGCCATTAGACTGCATTTGATCTAATGATTGTGTGTACATCAATTTTACATATTCATCTTTAGTGCAATTCTTAATAGAACCCCTTGCACTATCGTATATCCATCCTGGATAATAGTCTTTAAAACTAATGCCACGCTGATAGCCACTGGGTAGTTGTTGCGTTGGTTTGGGGATAGGTCGCCAACCATTATATGTTTGTGGGTATTCAGATTTGTGTGGGTCTGTGCATGTTGGTGCAGACGATACAGGTTGTACTGTGGGACTGACCGTTATTAAGGGAGTAGGGTTACTACTGCCTCCACCGCCCCCGCAGCCTACTAAGAACAATGCTAGCAACAAACTGTACTTTTTCATGGATCACCCATATTTACAATAACAGTTTAAATAGTAGCATATTTAATTTTAAAAGTCAAATAGGAAATGCCCGATTTCTCGGGCATCTCTGTAAGTCTTAGTTGCTTACTTTTTGTTTTGGCTTTGATTTACGAAACCGTATAATTTTTCAGCAGTTTCTAAAATCTTGTCTAGCCCGGGAAACTCAGGCATGTTAACGGAACTGACCATTTGACCGGTCTTTTCGTCACGCTTAGAACTCATTTCCCAACCTGCCCATTTATATTGAAACTCTTGTCCAACTAAATCTTTAGCCATTGCTAGGATATCAGTACGTAGTTCATATCCGTTCTTGTTAAACTTGACTTCTGGAAGTCCTGGTAATTTATTATCGCTCATAGTGTGTCTCCTTTGATCTGATTATATTATTTTGCCTGTTCATTGTCAACAGGTTTTTGAGGTTTATTGAATCGTTCTGGGTAATTTAATTGTTCCCATTCCTCATCAGTATATGGCCACCAATAAGTCATCATTTCACCTCCGTTATAGTACGCTTTGCATTTTCGTATTGACCGAATTTAGCAAAAGCAACTGCGGTACGAATGCGTTTTAAATTTTCAATAAAGTTAGTTAGAAATTTCATAATCCGTTCCTAATATAGTTTTGTTGATATTCAAAAGCATATCTTTCCACATCACCGTTGTTCTGTGGATTACGTGCTACAATATAGCGTTCAAGCGCATGTCCATAGGAGAACGACTTGAATAGTTTTTTAATAATTGATTTTAACATAGATTCCCTAAGTAATTAAATTGTTACGATTAAGTATAGTAAGCCCACAGAGAATATTAACAATAAAATATGCCCAATGCGGCTTGCCGCTAACGCTTTTTCGTTACCTGACAAATTACTTTC